CGATATTCCTGCTGTTGTTTGGCGCTCAGCCCAGTCTGTTTTAGGAAGTCTGGATCTTTGGGGTCCGCCATTTCCAAGCGAGCATCGTAGGCCATGTCTTCCATGACCTTAAACTGAGCCGGGAATTTCTTCTGCGTTTCCGCAAAGAACTTGTAGTTCTTATTGATTTCCGCAATCGCCTTCTCCTGCATTCCGTTACGCAACTCGATGTTGTCGGTCAGAGTCTGGATAGAAGGCAGTTCTTTCCCATAAATGGTGTTAAGGTTGTCCAGCCGCAAAAGGCTGAGCGCCATGGATTTCAAATCCGACGGGGCGTTCGACAGAGAGTTTTTGGTGCTTTCTACGGTGCGTCCAGCTAACGATGGCATCGCACGACCAATATCCCCCACGACATTAAACGCTTCGCGCATGAGATTTGGTGTGCCAAGGAACATCATGTCGCTCACAGACGGTTCCACATCAGCAGAAATGTCCAGTGCGTCGTTGATGAGCTTCATGCCCCGGTCATAGGCACTTGTACCTTTGGTAAATCCAAAGAAGTTTGCCAGTGCTTGCACAATCCGTTTGAACAGACTGCCGCTCTTAGGAGCCTTGATCTCTTTGAGCAGTGCTTGGAATTCTGGGTTACTAAACAACTCAGACGTGAATTCCTGAATGTCTTGGGCACCATAGGCAGTACCCATCTGACCTCGTATTCCATCAAACAGTTCGGTCAGTTGCTTGGTGATCGGCAGACTTGGGTTGCGCAACACATGGGAAATAGCAGCGTGCATCAACTCGTGCAGCACCGTGTGTTCGTTCAATCCGTTATCGGGGTCCAGCGCGATTGTGTTGGTGCGGGGGTCAAATGAACCAGCTTTGTTGGAGGCGTAACGAATGTCCGGATTGTTAGGGTCGTAAGTTCCTACATTGCCAATGGCGGATTTAATTTGTGTGGGCTCAAAAGCGGCGTAGGTGTTGTAACCACCCTCTTTAACTTTAATGCCGTCATATCCTGCCTCCTGCGCCGCTTCAACAAATTGCGGGGTATTTACTACGTTGTAGGCTTTTGCATCTCTCCCAAGGTACAGAAATTCGACATCAACACCAAGCCGTCTAGCCAAAGCATACGCAAACATTGCGTCATCGTTCATGTCAAAATTTGTAATTGTCAATGGGTTTTTTATTGACAAGTACACAGGATACATCGTGCCTTCTGCACCAGTGTAACCGCGAGCGGTATATGCCTCTTCAGCAAACCAATTTGGTAAGCCAGCAAACTGGCGAATAGCTTCGCCTTTTCTATCGCCATGCTCCTCAAATGCTTTTGTACCGTGATACACCACCAGCGGATTGCCATTTTCATCGACAACCTTGCTATCCCCAAACCAACGTTGAAACTCAGGAGTGCGCAAGGCCATCGGGCCTTCAGGATTCCTAACGACAATCTTCGTCTTAAGGTTCAACCGTTTGATTTTGGCGAGCATCCCCCGGACTATGGGGTTCGTGGTCCGCGCTTGGAGATGGTCGATCAGCCCACGCAAGTCACCACTGATGGCAAGATCTTTACCAACAGAATCCAAGTCAGGGCCACGGTGGACGGGTAACGACAACTTCTTAGGAGCGACCCAATTCAATCCCACAGACAAAGATTTTGGCGGCTCCGCTTTCTTTGGTGCTCTAGGGGCTTTAGCCCCTGCGGGGGCAAGTGTAACCAACTGCGCGGCCATACCCCCCAACCCACCGATAGGCGTTTCCGCCTCTTCAACTGCGGGTGCTTCAGCGGCGGGGGCTTCAGTTTTGGCTTTCTTTTTTGGCTTAGCAGCCGGTTTTTGCTGGGTCAGGTCGCTATAGACCGTGAGCAGTTCGGTAAGCGCGTTATCGTTCTTTAGCCCCAAGATTTCTGCAATAGCTGCAACAAACTTATCCCACACCGTAGTGTTCTCATACGGAATTCGGGACAACATGTATTGGAACTCGGGGTTCGCCATCCCTTCGGAGATAAACTCCTGCACGCTAGTAACGCCATAGGGCAGCGGCCTACCATATTGAAAGTACGCATCTGTACCTTTTATAGATTCCAGATGTGATTTGACATGCTCGTACAACTTATTAAGCCGCTGTACCGCAGGGCGTTGCGCTGGGGTCGGATTAGCGACCGCCTGAAGAACTTGTGCATGAACGATTTCATGCGCCAACACTGTTTCGTCCCTAGCGAAAAACTCATCAGTGACAGAAATTTTATCCGCTTTTGGGTCGTATGCCCCTTGGGCACCTATACGACGCGCTGAAGCTGTAGATGTAAGGCGTAAGTCATCTTCACCAATATCTTGGGTAACACGCTCAAAGGCGTCCAGCAAAGCTTGGAAGTCTTCTTTAGTCGTAAGCTTAGCCTGCTCTTCGGACAATCCAAGCGGCGCAAACATGCTGTTATTGAACTTTGCCACATACCCTAGGCTTATGCGGCCACGCTCCTTACCCTTCTCAAACGCCGGAACCCGTGCATCCCGAATCTCAAACGGAAGCTGTGACCCTTCGGGTAACTGGTCAACTACTGGAGCCAACTCACGCAGTGCTTCAAGCAACCCCAAGTGCATCTTCGCACCGTCAATGGATCGCTGATTTGCAAAGGTATCTTCAACTTCATACTGCTCATATGCGGTTTTGTCGATACCAATACGGGTTTTAAGCCCCCTTGCGCGTCGGGCAATCTCAGCAACAAGTTTGTTCTTGCTCTTTTCTAGCGCGTCCAACACTCCAGAGAAGTTTTCCGCGAGTACCGCACGTTGCGCCGGGAGATTTGCTCGCCCACGAAGTTTTGTATCTTGGGGCACTACACTGCCTAACGCCCGCGCGAATTCAGCGCGTTGTTTATGGCTGGTTAGTGCAGAACGGACGCGTTCTTCTCCAGTAGCAGGCTGTCCAGTAACATCTCCAGTCTCGCCCAGTCCGAGTCCGATAGACTCTCCAACTGCGGGGGCACCTCCACCTCCGACATCTCCTGCGCCTTCGCTAACACTTGGAACGCCAGCCCCAACTGCTCCAACGTCAGGTCTTGTAGTAGGTTCACTTGGCACCTCCGCTTCGGCAATTTGAAACTCTGGACGGTTGAGGAACGCTTCGATCTTCTCTGCGGCACCGACAGCAGGCTTGCCCGACGCATAAGCCTCCAGTATCTGTCTGACCTCGGCTACGTCTGCGGGGTTGGAAAGATCTTTGCCCGCTACGGCTTTGAGCATTTTGGCCGTAGGGCCGACACCAAGCTGTTTACCAAATGCTTTGGTGTCACTGATGATAGTACCTTCCACTCCCGGAATAGGGGCGGGTGCGGGTGCGGGTGCGGTTGTGGGTGCGGGGGGCATACCGCCAAATAAATCCCCCTGACCGGTTTCGGCAATCCGTGCTTGCACGTCGGCTTCGCGTTGCCGCGTTGCAGCAATTTCTTCTTCTGAGAAGCCGGGAAGAGTCAACTGTTGTGCGGCAAGCAGTTTCTTAAGCTTTAGCTGGTCAGCTTTCTGTGCTTCCTTTTGTGCAGCAGCTTCGCGCTGGGCACGTTGGCGCTCGATAATTGCGGTACGCTTTTCGTCCGCTGTAGCCGCCTTTTCCGCAGCCTTGGTTAGCTTGCCCTCGGCATCAAAGAACTCGCGTTGTACGCCTGCGGCTTTCTGCTTCCCCTGCTTTTTAGCTTCCGCACTGACTTGAGCGGGGGTAAATAAGGATGTGTAGGGACCAACCTCCATTCCGGGAAGTTGTCCTTGTGCTTCACCACTTTCGATGGCGGCAATTTCGGCTTCTGCTTGTGCAACTTCTGCACGTAGTCGGGCAGCTTCTTGGCGTTGTCCTCGTCGTTCAAGTGCATCCGCTAACTGTTGTTTACGCTTAGCACCTTCCCGCATCCGCTCCACACCACTACCAGCAGCGCTAAATGCGCCACCAGCAATCGCGCCACGGACACTGGACTCCATGATGCGGTCCCACTCTTTGCTCTCAAAGATTTGTGGGTTGTTGGCTACGAACTTTTCAGCCGCGATACTGATCGCTTCCTGAGCGCCCTCGGTTAGTCCCTCACTGGGGACACCTTTGAGTATGCCTGCGGTAACACTACGCAGCAGCCCCTTGTCCATTCCGGACTTCTCAAGAACCTTCTCAACGATACCGACCTTCATAGGACCGGTAAGCTGCCTAGCCAATGTCGCGGGTAGCACTGAATCCAGAGCAGCAGAACCCGCTCCAAACAACATCGCTACGCCGGGTTCTAATTGGCCTGTTTCCTCAAAGACGTTTTGGAAAACCTCCGGAGCGTTTTGCGCGTAAGCTCCAAGGAAGGTTCCGACGTTTGTACCCATTCCCGCTCTAGCTGCCACCTGTGGTGCAGCACGTTTCATACCCTCAGCAACGAATGCTGTAGCCGCCTCACCAACAAGCCCACGTTCTGCCGCCTGTGTAGCAAGAGCTTTGCCAGCAGTAGTTAACGCAGCACGACCAGCTAAAACGCCACCCCCGACACCGGGAATTAAGGACGTTGCGATATTGGGTATCTGCTCGCCAATGACTTCAGCGCCAAACTTCAGCGCATCTCCAAAGCCTTCAACATCTTTATACGAACGGAATACCGGAGGGGCTTCCAGTTCACGCGCTTGGCGTTTTTGCGCGGCTTCCGCTAATTGTTCCTTGGCATAGTCCTCAAACCCAAGCGCAGACCCTGCCATTGCAGGAATAATGTCCGTAACAAGAGAGCCAAACTCCCCCGCGCCACGACCTACGCCTTGTGTGAAGGTCTTAAAGATACCGGGACCGTACTCTTTTCGTAGCGCTTTAAGTTCTTTTGCTTCTTGATCTTGTGTTTGACGGATATATGTGGCGAGTTCAGTAGCCGCTGCGGTATCCCCCGCCGCGTCTGCATTTTTAAGTGCTTCATAAACGCGACTTAAATCCATAGCAGTTCCTTAACGGGGGGCGTACTTATTCACAAGTGAATTTACTTCAGATGGCATATTGGAAGCAGAGGGACTGCCGCGTTGCAGTAGATCATTCATATATCGGTCAATTTCTGCTCTACGCGCTTTAGCATATTCCTCCTCAAATTTAGCGTTTGCATTGGGTGGAGGTACTTTTGCAAGATTTAATTTTTTAGCAACAGCAGCGCGTAAAGATCCTTTATCGTCGTCAACCGCTTTAGTTGCATCCGCTCGGAATTTCAGAAGTTGCGCCTCAGTAAGTCCGGCAGCATTACGTGCGCGGGCCTGTGCCGCCGCTAGGCTGTACCCACCCGTAATATGAGCAATATTCTCGTGAGCCGCCGCGTTGTACTGCGTCTTCCACATATCCGCTGCCCGATCAGCATCTTTAACACCCGCGTTAATAAGTGCTTGGGTACCAAAGTCATCACGTTTTTGGGCTGCATCCGAGGCCCGCATCAGCAACTCATCGCGCCGTTTAAGATCATTATTTTGCTCAGCACGACGAGCCTGTTCAATAAGCGCAAATTCTTTAGTGCGTTCTTTTTCGGCTTTCTTAAGATCTTTGTAAGCCCGTTGATAATCTTCCGCGCCGACCATAGCCCCGGCACCGATATTCTGAAGCGCATGCCGCGAAGTGCCTGACATCATTGCGAGACCGGCCTTAAACAACGCCATGTACTTAGCTTGCTCTTTATCGGCACCGGCTTGGAGAGCTTCATTTTTTAGCGAAGCCTCGTACCCTTCAAAGGCTTTTCCTTGCAGGCGGTCTTTGCTAAGAGCATCCATAAGCCGCTGCTCACGTTCCTGAGAGCGCGCAAAATACCCTCCAACACCTTCTTCGCCAACTCCCTGCAACGCGTTTTGTGTAATCTCGGTAGCCGAAGGACCGGACGGCATTTTTGGGAAATTAGCTGCGCGTAATCCAGTCCCAAGCCCCATAATTCCTGACCCATCCCCCGTTTTACTACCTGCTGGGCTACTAGCGGTAGGTGTAGCGGGAGAAGAGATAGACGGTAGCCCACGCGTCCCTGCTGTTTCCGGGTATATATCTCGGACATATGGCGGTGGCTCTACATAACCCGTAACCGCGCCGCTATATTCGTCCGCACCTCGACGCATTACGTACCTCTGCGCCGGGTCTGGCTCTGATCCAAGCTTTGTTTCCCTGTAGAACTCACCTGCGGCAGCGCGAAGCCCTGCGCCTTGTTCCGACCGACGCGCTCGTTCTACATCGCGCATCTCAGCCGGTGTAGGCGTACTAGGTAGTGTTGGTGTCGCCGACGGTGCGGTAGGCATGTTTAGTTCGGCAAGGCGTCTTTCTATCTGCCGCATTTCATAAAGATCGCCCTCCTGCACCGCTCGGTTTCTTTTTTCATATAGCCTACCGATTTCCTGTTGGTCTGGCCTGTAGGGGATCAACCCCTGATTCTGATACCGTTCAACGTCCCCACCGTCAGCGAACGCGACGATGCCGCCCCCTGCCATATCCTGAGTGGGGGCTTGGGCCAGATTAGTTGGTAGCGTATCAATACCCTGCGCTCGACTTAAAACTTGTTCCGCAATGGGCGGTTGTTGAGAAGGCTGCTGCATCGCTTGCATGTTGCGCATGCGCTCCTCCATGTTCATCTTTTCTTCGATGAGCGGGATCGCAATGTACGCTGGAAGCGTTTTGTTTTGCAGGGACTGCTTTAGCTGATCTACGGACATTCTTTCAGCCGTAGCGATACGTCCAATTCCGCTAATCATGCTGCCTTCCTTTTCTTCATAGCCCGACGAAGTGCAAGTTCATCAATCCCCGGACCTTCTTCCCGAATGGGACCACCAGCTTTTCTACCGACGCCTGCCATATTTGCCATCCCAGCCAAGCCCACTCCTGCGGTACCAAGGCCAGCAAGTTGGCTAGCCATAGAAGGCGCTGCTTGATATTGAGATGTCGTTTGCCCCGGTACCGCATAGCCACGCAGCAGGGCGTTGTACTGAGCAAGGGTGTTGTAAGGAGCTTCTTGCGCTTGCGCGTAGTTGGAGATGGCCTGATTGATAATAGCCTGCTCTTGCGCTTGTTGCTGCTGACCAATCTGATTTTGCAACCCAAGAATGCCCGTCTGTGCAGCAAGTTGTTGAGTGCCAAGTGACCCAAGCGTACCTGCTGCTTGATTTGCCAGCCCGTACCCGGCTTGCGCACCGCTGACCCCTTGCAGGCCAGTTTGAGCGCCTTGCATTCCTTGAGCTGTGCCTTGCAACCCGACACCCGCCCCTTGAAGTCCAAGCTGGCCCGCATTGATAGCTTGCCCAACTCCTTGCAAACCAACTCCAGCCCCCTGCATAGCCGCTTGCGCACCCTGTATACCTTGAGCAGTACCGGCCAGTTGACGGTCCACTCCTTGCAGTCCCAACCCTGCGCCTTGGATGCCAGTTCCGTACAACTGATTGGCGGCTTGAAGTCCTGCAAGCCCCGCTTGGGAACCCTGCATACCAAGACCATACATGGAGCCTGCCTGCCCGACACCCTGAAGTGCTGCTTGCTGACCAGCTAGTGCCTGACCAATTCCAGACAATCCAAGTTGACCGCCTTGAAGTGCGGTGCCAAGCCCCGACTGTGCGCCGCCCAATCCCTGAAGCCCGAGGTTGGAGCCATACTGCATACTCTGAATGGCTTTGTCGTACGCTGATTGCGTACCCTGCGCTTGGATACCCTGAATCTGCGATTGGAGTGCCCGATTAGCTTCAGCGTTCTCGATAGCTTGTCTTGCACCACCGAAAGCACCGGCACGGGCAGCTTGGGAGCCACGTGCTTGCGCCGCAATATCTGCTTGACGCTGCGCCGCCTGAATCTGAAGATCAGTTACGGCTTGTTGGTACGGCGACATATATGCTTGTACTGCGGATGGGCTTGTTGCCATCTGCGCATACTGTTGCCCCGCGAGTGCTTGCTGTCGCGCCAAGTCTTGAGACTGGGCAGTAATGCCGCGACCTGTTTGTTGGGCATCAAGACCCATACGCCCGATCTGGGAAGACAGATCACCGTACCCCAGAGCGGTATTTGCCAGATTGGCAGCTTGAGCGCCATAACCAGCACCCATCCCGCCATACATCTGAGCTTGAGGAGCAAGAGCCGCTGCTTCTGCCCCGTATCCAGCACCCATGCCGCCGTAGTATTGACCGCCTTGGATGCCTAGTTGCTGACCCAAAAGACCAGACTGTTGGCCTTGCATGCCAGCTTGTGCGCCCATAGCGCCGTAACCATAGGCGGCGTTTTCTGCTTGCGCTGCTTGCCTTGCTGCGTTTTGCGCGGCGGCTAGCCCTAGTTGCTGACCCAACTGCCCGGACTGGAACCCGGCATTGCCATAGCCCATCGCCTGCTGCGCAGACTGCATACCGCCCATACCGGCCATACCGGCCAGACCTGTGGCTTGCCCGTACTGCCCCGGCACTTGAAGGTTGGCAGCGTTAAATTGAACTTGTTGTTGCAGGGGGCTGAACCCAGCTACATATGCGCGGGGGTCTGCACTATAAGGAGTAAACGGACGAGTACCGGTAATGTCATAGATTGGTTGACCGCTCTCATCTAAGACTTTTTCCCCGGTCTTAGGGTCTATCCGTGGCTGCGTTGAAAATAGCTGTTGAGTCGCACCACCAAGAAGTGTCTCGACCTGTGGGCGCAGCCAATCCGGAATATTGGATTGGGTTACAGTTGTGGAAGTTGGACCGCCGCCACCGCTCATATTGTCACCTCAACTAATGTAGTGCGCGGTTCAAAGTTGTACCGCTTCCACAGACGCACGATTGCTTCACGCCCGTAGCCTTGAATCTTTGTTGCGCCACGCTGCTTCAAGATAGCTTTAAGCTGCTCAAACGTATCGTCGTTGGAAATTAACTTGCCACCAATAGATGTAATAAACGCTACGCGACTCATGGGGTAATTTATGAATGACACGGTACCCGCACCATGAATCCGATTTTCTTCATCCATTGCCACGATTAGCAACCACTGCCCCGCCGTTAGAAAAGCCTGCACGTGATGGACGTTGTAGTCGGCTACCCCTTCGTCTTTACTCAGCGCAGACTGAATAAATTCCTCAACAAACGGCCAAACTTGTTGGACGTGGATTGTGTCAACGTGGGCTACCCGTAAGTTCATTTCTTGAACAAATCCGTAATGCCGCCGGACGCTCTACGCATCACATTAGGAGTGCCACGCATACCGGCTGACCTTGACACAATAGCAGAGGAAGGTCCGTAGTTTGGCTGCGCTGGCGCACCGAATCCCATAGTGTTTGCGCCCCCAAAACTGGATTGCCCATAGCTAAACGGGTTAGACATTCCCATGCCACCATAACCACCCATACCGCCGTAGCCACCCATACCACCATAGCCACCCATACCACCATAGCCACCCATACCACCGTAACTAGGCTGGCTGTAACTAAACGGGTTCGACATCCCCATACCGCCATAACCACCGTAGCCACCCATACCACCGTAGCCGCCGTAGCCACCGTAGCCACCCATACCGCCGTAGCTAGGCTGGTTGTAACTAAACGGGTTTTGAGCGGTATACGGATTGAACGGGGTAGTCATGCCAAACATAGGCATAGAGGGCGCATAGTTTGAAAACCCTCCGGCAGTTTGCACGTCATAGGGGCTCATGCCAACACTGCGCATAGCCCCCAGTATAGTGTTCATGTCCGCATTGGGGTTGGCGCTTAACGTAGAACGAATTGACGACGTTATGTTGTCTTGGCTACCACCGTTTGCCATTTGCCAACGCTGCGCGTCCGACATAATTGGCTGCGTACCATACGTACTTACATTAAAAGCCGTGTATGGATTTGCGTAGTTTGTGTACTGCGGCTGATAAACGGGTTGGTAGAACTGCGCCGACCCAGCTACTGGACGCCCCGTGGGAGACCGCATGCCAGCTTGCTGCGCAAGATAGGACCAGTTTGCGTCTGACTGGGGGCCGGTTACCTTCTCTACACCGGCTCTAATATCCGCGTGTGTGTAGCCTTGCCCAAGTAATTGATTGTAGTAGTCCGCTCTTGACTCTATTGTTTCTCCTGCCGCAGCGGGATCAAAAACAAATGGGTTCCTTGGGGCGGTCGGTTCTGGCGAAACCCATTGCCCCGGAGGCGCTTTCGTAGGCGTTTCGGCAGCGGGAGGGGAGCCATAAATAGGTCCATTATCGTCATACCCAACTACCACTTGTCCACTATCGGCCATGATCTTTCCTTACGCGGGCATGTACTTGCGAGCGTTAATTTCACGCCCTTGGGTTTTCTTGCCGGTACGCGCCTTGCGCACTTTGTCCATCATTGCATAGAGTTGCCGAGCGCCAGCATCGGTTGACCCGTTACCGAGTCCAGAAACAACATCAGCCGGGACCACAAACTCACCGTCGGCCAGCCGTGCGGGACGCTTACCGGCAATTACACCGGGGATACTGTCGCTCATCCCATCACCCGGCCCACGCAGCATGCGGCCACCATCAGAGTACGTACCTAAATCGGCAATGCCTCCCCGCGCATACATCGGCGAGTCACCAACTACCCTGTCGTACCCACCAGTAGCGAGGTTCGCAATGCCACCACCAGCCGCAGCGAACGCCGGGCGATACCGCTCCGGAGAGTACCGGAACCGCTTCAAAACACTTTCGTAATCACTGCCGGGGATGCCCATATCCGGACGCGCCCCGGTAGCACCGGCCAGCGCAGAGGCTCCAGCAAGGAACTTATGATTTTTGATGGACTGCCACGGGTCTTGGGCAAACCTCGCCATACCTTCTGTGAAGGTGCCACCGGGAGACGCCGGGATTACCGATTGTTGAACCGCTGTACCTACTGGAGTAACCGCCGACGGTGCCAATGCACTAGTAGGAATAGCGCCCTGCGCTGCGCCTTGTAAGCTGGTCAGCCCTTGAGAACCGAATCCAGCCATCTGGTCAGCCAACATAGCTGCTTGAGATCCCGCACCAGTAGCTGCACCTTGAACACCCAACTGAGTTCCAACCTGTGCAGCCGTGGGGTTTGCCCCCAAGGTACTACCAGCCAGAGTCCCCGCTTCAGCACCGGGTAGTGCGCCACTAATCCCCCCGCCGATCCCGCCAGTAAGGCCACCAAGCAGCGCACCTTTGAGCGGATCGCCACCAGTTATTGCAGCGGAGCCACCGCCCATAGCCGCACCGAGAAGCATAGCTTCACCAACACCGCCACCGACTGGGTACACGCGCCGACCGTCAGGTTGGTAGCCGTTGAATTTATTACGTATGAGCATGGGTCGCCCCTTACAAATTTGGCTTAATTTTAATCAGTTAGGTCAACAAATACCAGAAAATACTTCATTGCTGCCCCTGCGTTACGTCCAATGACACCGCTGGAGACCCCGGTGCAAACGCTGTCGCTGGAACCGCATTCAAAGTTACTGAGGTGTCCGTGGACGCAAACACCAATTCAAAATACTCGTTAGCATCTAACGACAAGGTTTCAAACAGTGCTACCGGGCTGTACGCCCCAGAACCCGACAGACTGATAATCCTTGATGATCTGACTACATCAGTCCCATTTTTACGCACCCAACTGTAGATGTCTTTTGCGGAGGCGTTGCTGCTGGAGTATTGGAACGTCGCCCCAATGTTGTACAGCCCTGACTGCGGCACAACAATCCGTGACGGATAGGTTCCGTCGATCACCACCCCGTTACTGATCCGGGTTTCATTTAGCGATATAGGGTAAGCAGTATTTGCAGCGGCTGGGGAATAGTCGTTGGTCAACGAAAATGCACCGTAATACTGCTGTTGTGTAATTGTCGGGCGGACAAAAATAATCCCATCTGTTGTGCCAACTGCGGTTACCGCAGCGATGGGAATGACATTATTTGGCGCGGTTGGTTTAACATTGGTTAGCCCCCCTGCAACTGTTGGAGATGCGTAAAGAACATCACCAACACTAAAGGCGCTGGTGTTTATGTCCCGAACGAACCCCCAGACCGTCGCATAACCCTTTGCTTGATCCGGCAAATCATGGGTCATAATGCCCAAGATATACAAGGTAGGCTGTGATCCATCTGCCAGATACGGGGATACGAGAAGAGATTGTGGTGCGGTTCCCGCAAAACCAACTACCGTACCGTTGGGGATTGTCGAGCCTGTTTGGTTTCTTACTCGGGCGTACATCTCCTGCCCGGTTTGCATTACAACGTCATAATCCAGATCAACTTCCAGAGTGCTGTCTGTTGAATTCCAGTTTATTCTGCCGGTTTGATGCGGAACATTGGGTTCTGTTGTATTGAAGTCGATGTAATCAATTACACCGCCTTTGGCGAGCTTTGCAAAAAAATTATCTACACGGTTGAAGTAAAGCCGCAGGATGTTATTTAGTGCCTCATGGTATCTCGGATCGTACTGCGCAGGAGCCAACGGAAGGTTGGGTGGCACCACCCGATCAAGAATAAACTCCGTCGTGACTGGTAATGTACTCATCTGCGTCCGTCCGGTTTAATGTCAAACCGTGGTGCCCCAAGCTGCCATGTAGTCCCAAGGTTCGTGGATTCAATCTTAAAGATCATCTGCCGCCCACGCGCCCGTGTATAGATTTGCCCAGTAAATTCTTCTGTGATGTTGTAAGACGTACCCCGTAGAACTTGTTTGGACGCAGGATTGCCGACCCCTGATCCAGAGTTTTGCATGGGGTATAGAGTCATTGTGACCGTGGGAGTTGGTACACCAGAACCGCTTACTCCAGCAACTTGAGAAGACCCATCAAACGTCAAATCTGGGATCACCCGCCACACATAGCCAAAGTTATGACCGTCCCCAATGTCGAATTCCGACGAAGAAATATTGGCAACAATTGGCACTGGAGAGCCGGTTTCTACGTCATCAACCCCATCTTCGTGCTGCACTAACTTACCACTATAAGTCGCTGCAATTGGGTGAGGTAGTAATCCGGAGTCCAGCCATGCGGTTCGGCCCATCGTGCCGTAATACCAGACGTTTTCCAGATAATTGAATACAACGTAGCGATCAATTACGTTACTGTTAGCCGAACAATAGAACCACCAAACTTCATTAAACCCTTCGTTGGTACTAGCATATACCTGTTGGGGCTGTAGCTTGTTAAAGTCGTTGAAAATATATCGGCGCAGATCGCAATTAAGCGTTTGTACCCGACCATCGTACACGTAGAACTTATCAACACCCATCCAATACGTGCGTCCCGAGGCGATAGTCGAAGCATTTGGGCCAACTATTGAGACATTATCTGCCAGCAGTTGCAACGACCAGACAAATGGGGTGCCCACATACTGCAAGGAATATAAAGACGAGTCGGTAAAAACGACAAATTCCTGTCGCATCTGCATTACGCAGGAGATGTATGACCCATGAGACAGCCGGATGCTACCAGCCTGATTTGTCGCGGAAGGAGTCCATGTATAAGGATCTTCCTGCCCAGACCACCGGATCAGCATCGGATCAAGGTACGTCTGTCCGTAATCATTGGTGCCGAACACCAGCACGAACCTCGATACATCCGATACCTCAATCCAATTTTGGAAGAGCGGTGCGTCGGAGTCCCCGGCATCCGCAAGGTCGATGCCCTTAGCGGAAATGTATTGCAGCCCGGACTGTGTGCCAGAGGTTGTAATCGGTGAACCTTGGATTGTGGTGGATACATTGAATGTGCCCCCCGTGGAATTCACCACAAAGTACACCTGCCCAACGTCCAGTCCAGTCGGAAGCGCCCCGGTGCTGGTAAATGTAATCGTCGTTCCGTCCGGAAACGAGAACCCAGCAGGTAGCGTAATAACGCCGGGAGCGCCGATACTGATTGTGATTTGAATTGGGGAGTAACCGACATTGGCACTCCAGTAGTACACGCCCTGACCCCGAGGCCCGTAGATCAAATCTTCACCAAAGTTACGCTGATTCCAAAGCTGTAGCGCGGTAGACGTTTCTTGTCCAACACCCCAAGGACCAGCGCCCCAAGGACCGGCACCCCACCCGACTAATGGTACTTGATAGCTTGGGCCAGTATTAACTTCGTATTGCGCAACTACCGACCCACCCCCCGGAGATCCCGCAGCATCGGTAGCGTTGGCCGTTGCACTAACAGTGATCGTGTAGCTATTGTCATCAAGAAACGTAATCTGGAATGTGCCTGTCAGCACCCCGGCAGTGATATTCCCGCCCAATCCAGTGATACCGGCACCACTGTAGGTAACGTAGTCACCATCTGCACACCCGTGGTCAACTTCGCTAATCGTTATTACGTTTGACCCGTCTGTGGCTGTGAAAGGATCAACAAGCGTAACCGTCTTGCGAATCGGAGTTACGTCGTAATAATCGTTGCCTTTGAGGATGTAGAACTTCAGGTTTGTGCCAACCCCGACAAGATTCTCAGCCCGAAGCGTTACCCAGTTCCAAAGTGACCTGCACACCCCCGTAAACGTATTGGAGGAAAACTGCACCCAGCCGCCAATTTTCTCGGGGTTGCCCTGCCGGAATCGAATCTTGTCGCACTCATACCAGCCACCTTCCGTGGTATAGCGCGTGTTCTCGCGGTTGACGCCGGGTTTAAATAGCAGCTTGGATAATGGCATCTCTACCTCAACAATGCGGATTCAGCCGTTCGCCTACGCACCAGACCCGGTAGAACTTTTCCGCCACCCCGCACCCAGAGCATCAACTGCTCCTGAGCGCCCTCCCAGTCTTGGGCGTTTATCTTGCGTTTTAAGGTGCTGGTTTGCAGCCGCCCTACACCCAAATTGTACGCAAAATCAACTATGGCGTTAAGCTTTCTTTCGTCTGCCGCAAGCCCCGGACAATTTCTCAAAACCCCCGGCAGATATGTCGTTTCCAGTTCATGCATCAGCAGCTTCTCGGCCTCCGCCTCATCAATCGGCGCGTCTTGGAGCGTGACCTTCCTGCCGTCTGCGTAATACGTTGACCCGTAGCCAATCGTTGGGATTCCGGCTGGGCACAAATATGGCTTCGCCCGGAACCCCTCAAACTGCTTACACAACTCGGCTGCGATTTGTAACATCACGCCAACCCGCGACGGGCCAAAGTGCGGTCGAGAATCCAGAAATTGATGACGCCAGAGAGCAGCGCCATATCGTCAACTGCCCACGCTTCTTTCATCACTTGGAGCATTGGTTGACCAGATTGCCATGCAATGATTAGCGCAGCGGTCTTTGCAGCGCCGTAGAGCAGCAGCAGGTAGTAGGTCATCAATGGGCGCACCGACGCGCTCAGGGACGCAGCCCAGCCCCCAGCGGATTTGACCATTTGCGTTTGCTGATCAATTGCCGACTTGAATGCCGTCATAACCCCGACATCGACCGCCATGTCCCGTTGAGCGCCGATCTCTTGCATGCGGATTTGCCCACGCACTTTCTCAAGATCGCATTGCTTATCGAACATGGATAGCTCGTGCTGGCGTTCGTTCTTCTTGTCCATAAACTTCAGGACTTCCGGCACGATACGGAAGATACCGCCTAGCAGCGATCCAAAAATACCCCCACCGAGTAGCTCAAGCATGGTTACTCCTCGATATTGAACGTCAGGTTTGCGTGATTTGGGTAGTTGACCATGACTTCACCCTCGGGACATTTGTACTTGATATGCGCCAACAGAGTCGCTGGCCCCGGTGCAACCTTATGCTGGTGATCCTCGTCAATTTGGAACTTGTAGCCGAATTTATCGACCGTTGGTGATGCAGGACCGCTGAATGCGGCAATACTCGGTTTGGCAGGATGCACCACGAAATCCGAATCGCGCACCTCTAACTTAAACCCCGTCACCTCGCAATCATCACGCAGCTTTTGACGGGCAACCACCACCTTAAATTCCCCTGCCGCAGTTGCGCTGGAGATTCTGAAATGCTCCGGTGCCCACATGAGGATGTCTTTTTTGAGCCAGCCAACCTTATCTGCAAGCCCGTACCCACCACCCAGCATGGCAATCGTCGCGCTGACCGCGCCAATCGTTTTGGTGATATCGAGTTGCATGATTCACTTTGCACCGATACCCAACTTGGCTGAAATACCGACGATTACCAATCCACAGATAACCACCAGCAAACCCCACACGCCTTTCTTGGCGATCTCTAGCTTTAACTCGACCCAGAATCTTTCCTGAGCATTTGCAGCGCGAATCATAGACTCGTGGTAGCGACGATGACCGTCAAAATCGACGGAGCCGTCAGGATTCTTCGCAAACGCCCCCACCATGCCGTGCAGGGTCTTAAGAATCTCGTCCAGTTTGTTGTCCAGATCGTCGTTCGTCGAGGGCATCACTCATCCTTTGGCTCTACTGTTCCGTATTTAGACATAAGTTGCCACTGCGACTCCAATGAAAGATTGGGGTTAGATACATCATCTACGCCATCCCCGTCCCTGACTGCATGGATACAGCACAATACAGTATTGTCCTCTAACGAAGTGAACTGATGCTCAACGCCCTTTGACACAACGATGAGGTACGGTGCAGAAAAGACCTGTTCGCCCCCGCCATTTTTGTCGTGTTTCATCCGCACCGATCCAGCGGCAAGTAGCGATATGTGGTCAAACTTGTGAGAGTGACCGTCGTACTCAGTCCCAGCTTTCTTAAAGCGCATCATGCGAACAAAAACATTGTCCGCAATCTGGATGTCATGCGTAATACCCTCAGACACGCGCCACCCCAATAGCCGACTCCACACCTAATTCAGCAGGGCTTTTCGGCCACACAATGTCATAAGGGAACCCGGCCTGACTTGGAACATCCCTTAGTGCCTGCCGGTATGCGGCCCATTCAGAGGCGCTAGAAACTGGCGCGTCGTTCAACTGCGTCCAATCGCAATCTGCTAGTTTTTGATTTCTTAATGCGCGTGCGCTTTTTTCGGTTCCAACTAGCTCATTTTGAATTTCTTCTGCGGACTTATGCACTACAACCCAACGAAGAATCCATTTCCCGTTTTCGTATACAGGAGCGTCTTCTTCTGAAAGATACTGCGTCCTTGGGTCAAAAACAGGGGCTTCGTTTCGCTCTACTCGATAAACCCCAAAATGCGTTAAATCCTCATCAGAAATGTTTGATGGGAACGATACATTAGGAAAGTCTTGTCTAAGCTGAGACTTGAAATACGGGAATGCTTCTATTGCCCCGTCTTTTGCTTTAACAAACATATTATCTCCTTACACATTCACAACATTTTGAGTTGTTGGGTCTTGATTTAGAAAACTAGAAGTGGTTGGTGATGTTGCCGCCCCAGACCTAATATAAGAAAAAGGAGCGTCATTATTCTTTGTGGCCGTATCTGTAGACATAGTTACGCCACTAAGAACCCTTTGCCAACTCAATCCTGTAGCAACGGTTGTATATGAAGTTGGAACTTGCGATGCGTCTTTATCTAATTGGGCAACAATTATTGTTTTGTTATTAGAACTGCATCTTGCACTAAAAATAATATTGCCGTCTTCGTCATTTTTTGGAGTAACTTCAGCGTTCCAAAAATCTCCGGTAATTGTCCAGTATATTGTTGACAAATCTGGGCTCAACGCCAAAACAAAGTGCGCCCCAGAAGACCAGTAAATCCTGTCGTTTACTGAATCATAAGATATCCGAACAGTATATTGACTGTAATAACTCGGTGCCAAACCGGGATTTGGTGCATTTGTCGGGCAAAGTCTACCGGTAATTGTAGAGTGGACATTGAGCGTAGACGCCGTAAATGCCCATATGCCTTTCCATGTAGAAACATATAAAATATCGCCAGTTGGCCTATAAGCAACACAAGTGTTACCGTCAGTTGTTAGGGTAGTGTTTGTTAAATTCATCCTAACAAATGATTGGATTACATCTGTACTGTTGTATGTAACTTTATATACATTTGGCCTGTCATAAGACTCATCGTTGCTGCCGTAAATAACTTGAGTAGAATTGTATACAATAGCGGAGGTTATAGAATCTGCGCCACCATCTCCGGCCAACAAAAATTTATTTGTATAAGAAGAATTTGTATTATAAGAAGACGCAATTACTCCAGACGGTTTATCGTAATTTACGAATTTACCAAATACAATCGGGTTCCCATTTGGCGACCAAACGGTCCCGTTAAGGTCTGGGCTATAAAAATAACCAAAACCAGCAACGTATTGAGTGTACGTTGTAACAGAAGTAGAGCTATTTCTTTTGAAAAAGTAATTTGAGTTTTGACCAGATTGGAGCCATGGAATTCCGTAATTTGCGTTTCCAGAACTGTCAATACCACGATTAAAAGATATTGGATTGGTTGTATAATTGGCAGTTGAATATATTCTTCTTGAATATTTGTAGTCCCCCGTTGTTAAATCAACGGTAAACATACCATATCCATTTTGACTGGTTATGTTATAAACTAAATAAACCTGCGCGTAATCATCTAAAGGTTCATACACGCAGCCGCGTCTATTGATTGAATTGGTACTCCCAGCCCAAGTATAGATGCCAGCAAAATACTTTGTACCGCCAGCAGCGCCAGCAGCACCAAGCTGGAGAATTTTCGCGTTAGGCATTAGACCCCGCTCCCAACGTAGGCACCGTATAAAGTTGCACCGATTTTCCAAAAGACGATTACATCTTTTGCGGTTAGTGTTGGCGCTGCGCTTCCACCAGCGGCGATCCAAGTCATGGTCGGCCAAGTAACCGCGTAGCTTGCCCCATTTGTCAACGTGAGTGAAATAGACTGACCAGCAGACAGGCTGTCAGTGAACGTAGGATTGCCCGTCAAAACACAGGTCTGAATGCTTCCGTTGGTCGGATTGAGTGCCAAAGAGCCAGAAGTGCCGAGGGCATACACCTCTTCGGTATAGCCGTCGTTGAGGATGGCTGCGGTTAGAGTAGAGCCAGACGGGAGCGTCAAAGGGTTTGCAAACGTGATGCCCGAGTTGGTCACCGTAAGCTGCGTGACCCCAGCGCCTTGCAACGCAAGCTGGCCTGAAGCATCCCCGGTAACAATTGCACCGCCTGTAACGGTGTCCGCGTTGATCGTCGTGGTCATTGGTTACTCCAATGCTTGAATTTTTGCTGTCAGGGCTGCGAGTTCAGCCATGAGTTGTTCTTTGGTTGGTGCGGGTGCTGGCTCGGGTTCCGGTGCGGGAGCAGGCTTAGTAAACGCCCCGTTGTTGTAGCCCCATCCCGGTCCTGCCTGTGGGCATTCGACCCAACCCTTCTCGGCAGCGAGTGCGGCATCCGCCACAACCACGTTGACCACCACACCGTTTTCAATGATTGCGTATCTCATCTCGCACCTCACCAGCTATAAACGCGGCACAGGCCATTACCACCAGCACCACCAGCACCGGAGTTAAAGCCATTGGTCGATCCACCGCCGCCACCGCCTCCAGCGGCAATACCTCCAGCACCGCCCGCCCCAGCGTTAGCGGTATTGCCCCAACCACCGCCACCGCCGCCAAGAAAGCGGCTCCCACCAGCAGGCCCGACTCCTCCTTGGGTAGTTGCCCCAGCGGCCCCGCCCCCACTAAACCCGGTTTGCGACCCACCCTCAGTCGCCGCATAACCAGTATTGTCGCTTTGGATATGACCTCCCCCGCCACCGCCTCCACCACCAAATGCAGAGCATCCACCACCACCGATTGCATTCTGGTTGTTACTTAATCCACGCGATCCACCACCCCCGCCAAAACCAGATGACCCACCAAAGACACTATTGGCGGTTCCGCTTGCGTCGTACCCCCAATTGCCTACGGCCCCCCCAAAACCGGCGGCTCGTGCGTTAGTGTTTCCACCAATAAAGGGCGAACCGGCTGTCGCTGCTGAAACAGCGGCAGACAGCACCCCTCCACCTCCCCCGCCGATTGCCTCAGAGGTTCTTCCCGGTTCGCCAACACCACCCCCATAAGAAACTAAATGGGAGCCGAATGACGTTGACCCACCGCCAGTTCCAAGATTTCCATCAGTATCATTAACCGTCTGGGCGGCTCCCCCCGTACCACCGGCTCCAATTGTGACCGATACAGTTGAACCCAAATCGGACGCCGGGAATAAGCTATAGCGATACGCCCCGCCGCCGCCTCCCGGTCCACCACCCCTATTTGTACCTGCCGCCCCGCGCCTTCCAGCATTACCCCCGCCCCCAGCACCCCAGCACTCAACCATCACAAAGGTTGCGCCAGAGGGTTTGGTCCAAGTACCCGAAGCGGTAAATTCTTGGAAGTCTGGGCCGGTCGCCGCAGTTGCTTGCGTTGTTGCGTCTGGGAATGTCGCCCCGCTGGAGCCACTAATCGTCATTGTCATTTCTTACTCCGGTTGGGTGGGCCAAGTCACATTCCAAGGGAATCCTGCCTGTGCAGGAACGTCCCTAAGAGCTTGACGGTATGTTGCCCACACGCTGCTGATATTTTCTGCGATGTCCTTGCCCTGCGTCCAGTCTGATGCGGCGAGTTTTGCATCCCGATCAGCACGAACACTCTTGGCTTGCTCTGCGTCTTTCTGAGCTTTGTACGCGGCTTCCTGCTGCGCCGCAGTCATTGCTGGCTCAGTGTCCGTTGCAGGGCGGTCTGTGAAAATTGGCCCAAGCACATACTTGGTGTACCACTTGCCATTGATCTCTTCGACCCCGGCAGATTGGCTGTACTGATACTGATCCCCGCCAGTGGCTTGCGGACCCTCAAAGATCACATCAATCCCTAGAGCTTCACAAATTGACTCATCCCAAACACGAGGCAGCGATGTGTTGGGGTGCATCTTGCGGATCTCACCTTGAGATTTGATGTCTCCGCTTGATCGGATGCGATAGTTCATTTTTTAACCTCAAGCTATTGCCAAGAAGATGAATGTCCCGCCGTTAGCATTGATCGCTGCCGGGGCGGTGCTGCTGATTTCAAAGCCAGCAGAGTAGGTGTCAACGTAGTCGGTGCTGGTCACTTCGGCCGCTGTGCTATTAAGCAGCAGGTACGGGTCGTTGCCAGCCACGATGCCACGGGCGCTGTCCCACACATACCAGTCACCAGTGCTGTCGGTGCGTTTGATCAAAACGAACCTTGCGCCACCTGTGAAGCCACAATTGATCTGTTGGGTTGCTGCTGTGCCTGTGTAAGAGCCAACCTTGCTCACGCCGGGGCAGGTGGCGAAGAGGTATGCAACAAAAGTTGATCCTGAATTATTTACATCGCTTTGCGTCCCTAATGTAAAAACAGACGCTGTTGGAGATGTATTATTCCAAAAACTTGTTGCTGTTCCTGCCGCCATTGTATTTTCTAATCGCATATATTTTGTTGCGCCAGTAGGAGCCGTATAAACAGCCCAAACACTACCAGCTTGGCTCCTGCTCTTCACAATCATTAACTCAGGCACTACTGCCAAGTTATGCGCCACGGTTGTTCCGGCAACAGAATTTCCCGTATAGCAAACCTCATCAAAGAAGCCGGGGGCGCGGCGGAAGTTCCAGAAAATTGATACTGAATTTGACCAGCTTGTATCTACTTGAAACCCGGTATTTCCCCACATCCTTGTGGCGGTAGAAACCGTTGCTTCCGCACTAGTTGATTGGGTTTGCAAAGATTTGGCGCCTTCTGTTGTAGAAGAAGAAACTCCACGCAAGCGATCATATACATAATGACCACTTACGCCACCGCGCCAAGTTGGAATTTGAAGATCAACAGGAAAACCTGTTGTCACGGGAGTTCCTACACTTACAGCGCCAATAGTATTTGGACTAAACACCTCCGTCCCACTCTCCGGAGTCTTCATCGGGCCACGGCGAATGGCGATGTAGATGTAGGTGGCGTTCCAAGCAATGTTGTATGGATTGAATCCAGTGGCTGTTGGTTGAATCCAATCCACCGTTGATTCAGCGTCACTTAAGTTTGCAAACAAAATTGCATCACCGTTCGTGGTGTTAACGGTCATGCCACGCATGTTGTCAAACAT